AAAATGATTTACCACAAGGTGACCCTCAAATAGCTAGTTTAGAGGAAGCATTGAAAACAGCAAAACAAGCAGTAACAGATTTAGATAAACAGGTACAAGAGTTAAACAATAAAATGACACAAATATCAACAGGAACTTCAGCATAAATAAGATATGCCTACATATATTGGATTTAGCACTATTAACGCAGATAAACCCCGCTCTACAAATATCGGAACAGGTATCGACGGGGGTTCAGGATCCATCACACAAGAAATAAATCCTGGAAGAAAGTTTAGACTTGTTGATAGTCCTCTTGTGATACAAGACTTTTTAAATGCTCTTAATATACGTCAAGGACAAAAAGTAGGACAACCAGGGTATGGTACAACATTATGGGATTTTGTATTTGAACCTAATACTGCTGACACACAGTTTCAATTACAAGATGAAATAAAGCGTGTGGCAAGTAGCGACCCAAGGTTAATTGTAAATTCTGTCAAAGCATTTCCTCAAGAAAATGGCATACTTATTGAAGTTGAATTAGCTATTGCACCTTTTAATAACGCACAAATTCTAAGCGTATTCTTTAACAATCTTACTAATCGAGCCACGATACAATAACAAAAAATCGGTTTTTTGTGTATGATAAATACTAAAAAGAGATTAATATGGCTACAAGTTCAAGACAATCTGCTATTTTTGGCACCAACGATTGGAAAGCAATCTACCAAACCTTTCGTGAGGCTGATTTTAGAAGCTATGACTATGAAACATTACGCAAAAGTTTCATAGATTATTTGCGCTTCTATTATCCAGAGACCTTTAATGATTATATTGAAAGCAGTGAATTCATAGCATTGCTTGATGTTATAGCATTTATGGGGCAGGGCTTAGCCTTCCGTAATGATTTAAATAGCAGAGAAAATTTTATTGACACTGCCGAACGCCGTGACAGTGTAGTAAAATTAGCTAATCTCGTAAGCTACACACCCAAAAGAAATCTTGCAGGTCAGGGGTATATTAAGATTGTAAGTATTCAAACTACAGAAAATATAACCGACATTAATGGTTTAAATTTAAGCAACGTTCCTGTATTATGGAACGACCCTGCTAATTCAAATTGGTTAAATCAATATAATACAATTATCAATGCAACATTAATTAATACTCAAAGAGTAGGTAGACCTGGTAATTCAGCACAATTATTAGGTGTTAAAACAGATGAGTATAGTATGAATATTCCACCTGGCAACTTACCTATTATACCTTTTAGTAGTCAAGTAGACAACCAAAATATGAATTTTGAACTAGTAAGTGCAACTAGTTTAGATACAGATTACATTTATGAAATCCCACCAGCTCCAAGTGGCAAATTTAATATACTTTATAGAAATGATAAACTAGGGTATGGTAGTCCAAACACAGGATTTTTCTTTTATTTTAAGCAAGGAAGATTGCAAAGTTTTGATTTTAATTTACAGCAACAAATATCAAACCAAGTAGTAGACATAGATATTCAAGGTATTAATAATACAGATACATGGTTATATCAATTAAGCACAGATAATTCATCAACGGTTCGTAGAACATTATGGAATAAAGTAGAAAACGTTTATGCAGATGCATACTTACAAACAGAAAGTTCAATTAGAAAAATATTTTCAGTAAGTTCAAGATTTAATGATCAAGTCAGCTATGTGTTTGGTGACGGAGTATTCAGTGAAATACCAGTTGGTAGTTTTAGAGCATATGTGCGTGCAGGTAATGCACTCACATACACAATCGATCCTACAGAAATGCAAGGCGTTTCTGTATCGGTTAGTTATATTAGTCGTGTAGGACGAACAGAAACATTAACCTTAGGCCTTGAATTACAATTGCCTGTGTCTAATGCACAAGCAAGAGAAACATTATCAAATATAAAACAACGAGCCCCTGCACGATATTATACACAAAACCGTATGGTTAATGGCGAGGATTACAACAACTTCCCATATACATTATACAGTTCAATTATTAAAAGCAAAGCTATTAACCGTAGTAGTATAGGTGTAAGTAAAAATTTAGATTTGCTAGACCCAACTGGAAAATACTCTAGCACCAACACATTTGCTGATGATGGTGCAATTTATCAAGATGATACAAATGGTAATTTAGGATTAACCATTAATACAACAGGCGACATTATTACATTTTTAACTGATACGTTAGCAGCAGAATTAGCAGACAACAGAGCAAGACAATATTACTTAGAAACTTTTACACGTTATAATGTTAATAATGCTAGTGGAGATGGTGTAGTATACTGGAATGAAACTACTGTAGATGCAAACTCAGTAACAGGGTTCTTCTTTAATATCAGCGGTAGCGATACAGTGCCTATTCCAATTGGTACATATTCAAGTAAAAATATGAAGTATGTAACAAAAGGTGCAATGATTAAATTTAATGCGCCTGCTGGTTATTATTTTGATGAAAATAATCGATTAATTGCAGGTATTGCAGGCCCAAGTAACCCTACATATATTTGGACAACAGTTTTAAATGTCATTGGTGATGGATACAATAACGGTGAAGGCAATTTTAGTAATGGGACAGGTCCAGTTACGTTAAACAGTTTTGTACCACAAGGCGTCATAGTTAGCCAAGTTATTCCTGCTTTTGATAATACATTACCTGCAACTGTTATACAAGAATGTATTGTTAGAATGGAACTTAACCAAGACTTTAGTTTAGTTTTTAACAACAGTATTGTTATCAGCCAAGACCGTTGGTCTGTAGAAAATTATAATGCTACAAATTGGTTTGTAAATTTTAACAGTGTTGGTAATAATGTTTATCAAGTAGCATATAGAAGTTTAGCTTATTATTTTGGTAGTGTTTCAGACACTAGATTTAGTTATGAAACAGGAAAATTAGTTTATGATCCATTTACAGGAAAAGTTTTACAAGATTATGTAAAAGTATTAGCTACCAATACCCAGTATAATAGCAATTATCCTTTAGCTAAACCTGTACAAATTAGTATTGTTGGTCAAACTATTGAAAGTGACGGATATGTAAATGACTTTGAAGTTGAAATTAGTAGTATTGATGTAAACAATAGAACTATTATTAATGACCCTGACTTCTTTCAAACTATTACAGGCTACCAAATCAATAATGCAAATATAGGTGTATATGTATTCTTTGAATTAGTTGAGGATGCAATTAATTTAAGTAGATTACAAATTGTACCATCAAGTTCTGTAAATTATTCTTACGCTACAAAATCACAAATCGAAGTTGTAAAATATGAATACCCAGAAGGACAATTATTTTACGCATACAGCGAAAATAAATTTTACACAACAGCACAAGATGAAACAATTAATACTCCATATTACATTTTGCTTGAACAGCCACAATATAATATGAAACCAGGTCGTCAAGGGTTGCAGTTTCAATATAGACACAATAGTAATAACACAACTAGAATAGATCCAGCTACAACAAATATTATAGATTTGTATTTGGTTACACAAAGTTACTATACAGCCTATCAAAATTGGATACAGGATACAACTGGTACAGTACCACAGCCAGACAGACCCACAATTAATGAATTATCACAAGAGTATGGTCTATTACAAAATTATAAAATGCTTAGTGACAGTGTAATACCGAATAGTGTAGTGTTTAAACCTTTATTTGGTAGTAAAGCTACACCTGCTCTAAGGGGAACAATTAAAGTCGTTAAATCGCAAAACACAAATGCTAGTAATAGCGAAATCCGTAGTGCGGTGCTATCAGCAATGAACACTTATTTTGATATTAACAATTGGAATTTTGGAGACACATTTTTCTTTAGTGAATTAAGTGCATATTTACATGATCAAGTTGGGGAACTAATAAGTTCTGTAGTATTAGTACCAAACGATCCAACAAAACGTTTCGGTGATTTATATGAAATAAAATGTAGTCCATATGAAATTTTTCAAAATGCAGCTACAGCAAATGATGTTCAAGTTATTGCAGCACTCACACCAGCTGAATTGCAGATAGCATAAGTATTAATGT